GAACACTTGGAGCTGTTACTGAATCAGCAGGATTGATTTCTGCTTTTGCAGGTACTCCAGTATTTTTCAAGTTTGATGTAAGAGGAACTACTAATTTAGATTCAGTAGTAACTTCATCAAGAGAAAATGGTACTACATTTTACACACAGACATTAACACTTCAACTTCAATATTATGATAGAGCAACTTCTGAACAAATTAAGTTATTAGCTGTAGGTAGACCACACATTGTAGTGGTAGATGCAGATGATAATCATTTAGTAGTTGGTAGAGTAAATGGTGCAGAGCTTACAACAGGAAATTTCACAGTAGGAGCTAATATGGGAGATTTTAATGGCTTTCAGCTGACCTTTGAGGCACTAGAAACAAGACCACCTGATTTTGTAACAGGTTCTGTGATAGATGCTTTAGATAGCACTACACAAATAAGTACTTTTCCTACATCATAATAGTTAAGTGTTTTTCTAATTAAAGGGGATCTATAAGGTCTCCTTTTTTTTTGTTTAAAAAATAACTTGACACTTTATAAAAAACAAAACAAATAGCATTATATAAGTATGATATATTTAAGTACAGCAACTTCTGCTCAAACTTTTACTTTTATACCTAGATCATTTGTAATAAATGCTAGAATAGAAGTAAAGGATGAAGAAACACTAGATATACAAACAGCTAATGTACCAATTTCACAATTAAGTAATTTAGCTGCTATAAATGTTGCATTAAGTTTAAAAGAAGGTAAATTTTATGAACTAAAAGTTGTTTCTATAGGATCCAACTGGGAAACAATTCAACAAAAATGGGAGCTGCTTACAATAAATTGGGAACAAGGTATAACAAGATCAGGAGCTGCATGGAACTTTGCAACAAATGCATGGAATGAAACAACAGGTAATTGGGATGCAGTTAGAGAACCTAAAGAATTAGTGATATATAAAGACAGAATTTTCTGTACTAATCAAACTTTATCACAAGGAGGAAATGAATATTATGAATTATACAAAGGTGTTTATAAATCTAGTAATGCTAGAAACAATAAGTACAAGGTATATGATGGACCAGTAACATAAAAATTATGAGTAGACAACATAGGAAACAAAAATTTGAAGGAGATATTAGAATAGTAGAGCTAAATGCTTATACAGCTCCTAAGATTATAGAGGATCCAAGAAAAGAGTTTGTAATGTATGGTGAGGATAACAATTACTACCAATACCTTATTGATTTATTTAATGGATCTCCAACTAATCATGCCTGTATTAATGGTATATCAGAAATGATATATGGTAAAGGATTAGATGCACTTAATAGTGATGCAAAACCTGACCAGTATGCACAAATGATTAGCTTATTAAAAAAGGATGTTATTAAAAAAGTAATATATGACTATTATTTAATGGGTGGTGGTGCATTACAAATTATATATGGTAAAGGAAGAAAGAAGATTGTACAGGTAGAACACATCCCAGTAGAGACTTTAAGAGCAGAAAGAACAGGAGAAAGTGGTGATATAGAGGGATATTACTATAGTCCTGATTGGTCCTCTTACAAGCAGTCTGAAAAGCTAACAAGAATACCTGCCTTTGGTAAATCTAAAGAGGCTAGAGAGATATTATTCATAAAACCTTATAAAGCAGGTTACTATTACTACAGTCCTCCTGCATATACTGGTGGATTACAGTATGCAGAACTAGAAGGTGAAATAAGTAACTTTCATATGAATAATATTAAAAATGGATTAAGTCCATCTATGATCATAAACATGAATAATGGAATACCAAATGAAGAAGAAAGATCAATAATAGAGAAAAAAATAGGTCAGAAGTTTAGTGGTTCAAGTAATGCAGGTAAATTTATACTATCATTTAATGACAATACAGATAGTCAGGCTACAATAGAACCAATACAGTTATCTGATGCACATCAACAGTATCAATTCCTATCTACAGAATCACAAGAAAAGATATTAGTAGCTCATAGAATTGTAAGTCCAATGCTTTTAGGTGTGAAAAATAATACAGGTCTTGGAAACAATGCAGATGAGTTAGAGAAAGCATCTATACTTATGGATAATATGGTTATTAGACCTTTCCAAAACTTAATGATTGATGCATTTGATAAGATATTAGCATACAATAGTATATCATTGAAGCTATACTTTAAAACATTACAGCCTTTAGAGTTTACAGATCTAACAAATGTGGCAGATAAAGAGACTAGAGAAGAAGAAACAGGACAGAAATTAAGTCTCAAAAAAGAGAAAAAGGTATATAGAACTGACAATCATCCTAGTAATTTAGTTGCAGATGATTTAATTGAACTAGGTGAAGAAGAAAACTTAGAGAATTGGGACCTAATTAGTGAAGAAGAAGTTGATTATGACCTAGATGATAAACAAAATGAGATGTTAAAACTAGCATCTACAGGAACAGCAACACCAAATAGTAAAAGTTCACAAGATGTTGGACTTTTTAAAGTAAGGTATCAGTATGCACCTAATATTGTTAGTGCAAATACAAGAGAGTTTTGCAGAAAGATGTTAGCAGCAGGTAAGATTTATAGGAAAGAAGATATACTATCTATGGATAAAAAGGCAGTAAATGCAGGATGGGGACCTAGAGGAGCTGATACTTATAGTGTTTGGTTCTACAAAGGAGGTGGATCATGTCAGCATTTTTGGATGAGAAAGGTATATTTCAGAAAAAGAAATGATAAAGGTGGATTTTTACCTAATGAAGGACTACAAAATGATAGACCTACTTCTGTAAATGAAGCTAAAAGAAAAGGGGTTGATCTACCTACTAATGATATAAAGGTAGCAAAGAGACCTAGAGATATGAAGAATAGAGGTTTCCTTAAACCTAAAGATTTTAAAACACCTAGATAGACATGGCAACAGCATTATTTATAAATAGAAATGATTTAGTAAAGAGTACTATAATAGATGGGAATGTACAGGCTGATAAGCTAATGCATTTTGTAGAAATAGCACAAGAAATACATGTGCAAAACTATCTAGGAACAGATCTATACACAAAGTTACAAACAATGATTACTAATGATACCATAAGTGGTACAGTCTATGAGACATTATTAGTCAATCATGTACAGCCTATGGTAATACATTATGCTATGGTTGATTTCCTTCCTTTTGCTGCCTATCAAATTAAGCAAGGAGGAATTTTTAAGCATGTTTCTGAAAATGCAGAGACAGTAGATAAGAATGAAGTGGACTATTTAGTGGAAAAAGAAAGAACTCTTGCTGAATATTACACAAGAAGGTTTATACAGTTTATGGATTTTAATCAATCATCTTATCCTGAGTATACATCTAACACAAATGATGATATATATCCTGATAGAGATGAACCAACATTTCAAGGATGGGTACTATGAAAACATATAAACCTAAGCAAAAAAACATTATAAAGTTAATGAGATATATAAACAATAAATTTAAAACAATAAAAAATGGCAAGTAGTTTAACAGGAATATCTATTGCATCCAGTTATGATTCTCTATTAAAAGTAGGAGATAATGATGGGCTTACTTCATCTTTAAAGGTGATTTCTGATGGTTTAGGGACATCATCAGGTATAAGTCTTAACAATGCAGGAGATTTAACAGCAACAGGTACTATAACAGGTAATGCATTTGTTGGAGACCTGAGTGGAAATATCTCAGGAAACTCTACAGTATCAGGTACACTAACATTTGGTTCACTAAGTGATGGTGTTCTAACAATAACAGACTTCAAGGATGAAGATAACATGGCATCTAATAGCTCTACAGCTTTAGCAACTCAGCAAAGTATAAAGGCATATGTAGATGCACAGGTAACTGCAAGTGATCTTGACTTTCAAGGTGATTCAGGAGGTACACAATCTATAGATTTAGATACAGAAACCTTTACAATAGCAGGTACAAGTAATGAAATAACAACAACATCAGCAGGTAATGCTTTAACAATAGCATTAAATCCTAATATAAGTGGATTAACTTCTGTTGCAGCAACAACTTTTACTGGAGCTTTAACTGGTAATTCTTCTACAGCTACAACATTGGCAACAAGTAGAAATATTGCAGGTGTAGCTTTTGATGGAAGTGCAGATATTTCATTAACTACAGCAAATATTACAGAGGGATCTAACTTGTATTACACACAGGCAAGATTTGATGCAGCTTTAGCAGCTAAATCAACATCTGATCTTTCTGAAGGAACCAATTTATATCTAACCAATGCAAGGGTGGATGCAAGAATTGCTTTACAAGTAGGTGCAAATTTAGATTTATCAAGTAAATCAACATCAGATTTAAGTGAAGGTGCTAATAAGTATTTTACAGAGGAGAGAGTAGATGACAGAGTTGCTAGTTTAGTAGTTGCAGGGACAGGTATAACAAAAACCTATGATGATGTAGCTAATACATTAACTATTACCAACTCATCACCTGACCAAACAGTTGCTATTTCTGCAACAAGTGCTACAGGATTAAGTGCATCAGGTACTTATCCAAATTTCACTATTGCAGGAACAGATGCATCTACAAGTGCAAAGGGTGTAGCTAGTTTCTCATCATCACATTTTAGTGTAGCTAGTGGAGCTGTAAGTTTAGCAGCAGATTCTATTAGTGATGATTTAATTGACTTTGGAACTGGAGCAAATCAAGTTAATACAGATGATTTACCTGAGGGATCTACAAATAAATATCTAACAAATGAAAGAATAGATGACCAAGTAGCTAGTTTAATTGTTGGTGGTAGTGGTATTAGTGCTGTTTACAATGATGTTGCAGGAACACTTACACTAAATAATACTCAAAGTGGTATTGGATTATCAGACTTTAGTGCTGTTGATGCAGGAGGAGATGGTTCATTTAGTTACAATTCAGGAACTGGAGCCTTTACATACACAGGACCTAGCCAATCAGAAGTACAAGCACACATTACTAAATCTTATGTTGATGGATTAGGTATTGCAGCTACAACAGCAGCAAACTTAACAGGTACACCTAATATATCTGTTGGAACTATAGGAGCTAGTGGAGATATTACTGGTAATTTAGTAGGAAATGTAACTGGTAATGTAACAGGAAATGTAAGTGGTACATCAGGATCTACTACAGGTAATGCTGCAACTGCAACAGCTCTTGCAACATCTAGAAATATATCAGGAGTTGCATTTGATGGCACAGCAGACATAACTTTAAACACATCAGCAATAACAGAGCAGACCAATTTGTATTATACAGATGCAAGAGTACAAGCAGTAAGTATTAACAATGTTGTAGAAGATACTACACCACAACTAGGGGGTAATTTAGATGCTCAATCTTACAACATTACAACAACTGGTAAGATCTTATATGCTAATATGTATTCAGTAGAAGGTGATTTACCAAGTGCA